TCTCGGTGTAGGTCAGGGGGCCGCCGCGCGCCTGGATGCGCGCCGTTCGGGGCACGGGCACCCGCAGGATGGTGGTGCCGCCGCTCGGGGGCGCGACGTCGGACGAGGGGACCTGCAGAACGGTCTGGGTCAGCGTCAGCTCGGCGCTGAGCAGGTCGATCGCCAGCTCGGACACGCTGGCAGAAGTCACGAAAGCCATCGTGATTCAACTCCTGTTCGAAATCGGCTCACGTCTGGTCGGTTCGTGACGTGAGTTGGGTTACTTGCTGCCGCCAGCACGCGGCCTGCGGCCCTTGCCCATGACCGCCGCGAGAATGTCCTCTCGGCTGGGCTCGTTGGACGTGGTGGCCGCGCCAGAGCGCAGCCGCTCCTTGGGCTTGCCGCCGTTGGCTGCAGGCTTGGGAGCGGGTGCACGAGAAGCTACGAAAGCCGAGATTGCCTCGGCCTGGTCGTTCAGCTCCTCTTCTGTGGACGCCGTCAGTAGCTCGACCGGAACGCCGGTACGACTGGACACCTCGGCTCGCAGAGCCTTGAGCTTGTTGTTGCTGTTCTCTTCCTGCAGCGAGGCGATGGCCTCACGCAGCCGGTCGAGTTCCGTCTTCTCGGTTTCGCTGGCCTCATCCAGCCGCCTACGCGCTTCAGCGTTCTCGGCCGCCTTACGCGCGTTCTCCTTGGCCCGCTTCTCCCACTTTCGGGCCATGGCCTTCCAGTCAACGCCCGGCGTTTCCGGAGTCGGCTGGTCACCCTCGGGCTCACCGCCACCACCCTCCGGTTCCGTGCCCGTTTCGGGCTCGGTGGTGGGGTCGTCGTCTGTGGTGACCTCGTTGTCGGGCTCGACCGGTTCGGGAACGAGGTTGTTTTCGGGTTCGGTTGGGGTAGCCATGCGGCTGCCTCCTGTTGTTGTCGAGCCGACAGCTCGTTTCGAGCCGCCAGCGTTGGTTACTCTTCCTGCGCCTCCAGGTGTGCGCGCAGGTGGCGTTCGACCGCCGCACGGTCGCTATCCGGAATGTTGCTCTGCGGCAGCCGCGACAGGGCGTTGCGGACGGCAGGCAGCACAGCGGGCGACCCCACGTTCGGCGCGTGGTGCGGGAACTTGTACGACGCCTTGACCGTGGGGTCGCCGCCCGCTTCGACCCACGCGTGCATGTACCTTAGCACGGTCGGGTCGTTGGGGGCGCTTGCGACGGCAGCAGGCCCGTCCCACGGCCGTTCGGTCACGTCGGTGTTATGCACTGACAGTCCCGGCATCCTCAGGTTCCTCCTCGTCGGGCTCAGGCTCGGACGGTTGTTCGGTTGTATCTTCGACCGCGACGCCTGCGCCAGACGCCTGCCGGAATTCTTCAATGTCGGCACTCGAAAACGGCAAGTGGTCCCACAGTGCCTGAACCGGAACGCCCAGCTTCTCGGCGACGACGGACAGCATATCAACGAGCTGGATGGCGCGCTGGTCGATCGTCGGCTTCCACCGAATTCGGGCCATCGGGTCGACGTCGATTCCCAGCAACGTACCCGCCTGCCCAAGCAACTGCTCGTGCGATTCGCCAAGGATGATCTGCCGCTCGCTGACCTTGCGGGCTGTTGACTCACGCGACTCGATGAGTGCCGCTGCGGCGAGGTTGGCCAACGTGCCCAGGAGTTCGTGCGCCGGAATCTGGCCGATCGCTGACATCATCCGGAGTGCAGCCTGCCTGGACTCGATGAAACCGTCAAGCGAGGTCTGCGACAGCTCCTCAAACTGCACATCGCCCGGTTCCGCGTTGACGGTCATCATGGTGTTGGCCGACGCCTTGACCAACTTCGCCTCAAGCTCCTTGACCATGCGGCCAATGATGATCTTCCGCCCGTGCGCGCCGTAGTGCTCGGCAACCATCAGGTGGAACGTGATCAGATTGACCTGATCCTGGAGCGTAAACAGCGGCTCAACGTCCCCGACCACAGGGTCATCGATGTCCTCGTCGGAGACGTATCGGACGATCGGTACGACCTCCTGGTCATGCGACTGAATCGACCCCTCTATGAAGGTGAACGCGGCTGACCCGCCCTTGCCGCGCTTCTTCTTCGCCGTCACACGCTCGAAGTCGTAGGTGTGGGTTTCGTCGTACAGCCGCCACTCGCCCGTGCCGAGGTCTTCCAGCGCGTACTTCGGCCAATCCTGGTCAACGCCGTACGCGGTGGTCATCATGAGCGGGGTGGCGGGTCGCATCAGCGGAACGCCGTTATCGCTCGGCATACAGATGCCGTACCCGACGCCGTAACTCGCTGCCGACTTGTGGACACCGATCTGCTTTCGATCCCACCGGTTGCGTTGCCACACGCCCCAGATGATTTCAGCATCCTGCTCGTCCTCGGACACGTAGCCGTCGACGAACATTTGTTGCACGGTGGCCTTGACCGCCAGCGGCATCATGTTGACGCGGCTCATCTGCGCCAGAGCCTGCAGCTCCCGAGGTGTTCCCAGCGGCAGCCACACGAGACGCGCCTCGTTCTTGAGGTAGTCCCGGATTTTCTCGATGCGTCGGCGATCCTTGCCGCGCAGGCCGAACAACTCGGCTGCCTTCTCCTCAGCCTGGTCTGGCGTCAGCGGCACGTCGTCTCGCCTCCCATCACCATTCAAACCCGGATACGTCCTGAATGCCCTGCGATTGCCCGACCTTGTCAACGTACGCAACCAGATACCGCATCGCGTCCATGCCGTGGTCGTCCTGCTTAACCGGCTGTTCCTTGGTGCCCTTGTCTGCCCATACGTAGCCCGCGATTTCGTCAGCGGTGCACGCCGGTTTCTTAGACTCCACCAGGTCCGGGTCTGGGTTGACGCATGCTCCCCGCACGAAGAACACCCGAGCGATTCCGTCGCCTGCCTGTCGGTGTCTCGACTGCACGGCCTGAATGCCCGCCCCCACCGCCTTATGCGCGGGCACGGTCGCCATGCCGAGGTGGCGTTCAAGCGTGGCGCGGTCTTCTGCGTCGTGATCGCAAATGACGGCCTGCGGTTTGGGCTCGTTCTTGGCCAGTTCCAATGCGTCTCGCGCGTGGTCCTCAACGAGCCGCTTCGTCCGGTACAGCTCGCGGTACATGAACAACCGGCCGTCCGGGTCCTGCGCCCACATCTGCAACACGAACGGGTTGGTGAAACCGAAGTCTACAGACCAGAACCGCGCCCAGTCTTTCGGCACCTCGAACGCGTCGAGCAGGTGGTGCGCGGGGTCGTATTCCTCGTAGATCAAGCCCTCTGCGGCGACCCACAACCCATTTCGCAGCCGCAGTTTGCGAACGCCGGTCAGCTTGTCCAGCTTGGCCAAGTACGCGCGCCCGGTTGTTGTCGGCTGGCCAGTGGCCTGGTCGAACAACGTCGGGTTGTCCTCGTGCCGGGACTCCATCAGCAAGACGTCGCCTCGGTCGGCGCGCTGCTTGAGCCAGTGGGTCGGCATCGACGGGTTGGTGTCGGCAATCAACTGCTGAAACGAGATCTTTCCGTTGCGCAGCCGGGTTGTGATTGACTCCCAGTCGTTTTCCGTCAGCTCGATAGCCTCTTGCGCGTACGCAACGTCGTATTCGCTGGACATGATCTTAGTCGATTTGTCCATACCGCCGATGGCGATCGACGACCCGTTGGTGTACAGGTACTGCGGAGGCTGCTCGGCCGAACCGCCGTAAAACCGGACGATGCCGGTGTCGATAGCCTCCCTGACCACGTGTTCGCGCCACGTCACCAGCGCCGTTGACCCCAGCGACTCGCGTGTTTTCCTGACGATAAGCCCCCGCATCCGAGGGTTAGCCAGCGCCATGGCGTGCAGTTTCTCCAGGCACGCCCGACTCTTGCCTGTTCCGGCTGGCCCACTCATCAACACCTCGGGCTCGCGGCAGTGGAACAGGTCCAAAGCCGACCCGTACGGCGTGAACGTGTGTTCAGCCATCGCGGTCGTCACGTCAGCTTACTCATATCGACGCCAACGATCTCGTACCGCACTCCACCCGACACCTGCGTCTTGGTCGCGGCGTCCAGACCAAGCAACTTCGCCCGACGCTCCTGGATCTTGAGCAGTGACGCCACCGCCCGCATCTTCGGGTCATGGTCAGGCAGCGGGCTGCCGGTGTCGTCGTACACGACCTTGCCGTGTTGGATGACGATGTGTTCAGCTTCGAGAATCTGCTCGACCTCGCGCCACATGCGGTCGAGGCGTTCCAGCTCGAACGTTCGCACCTCTTCGGCGGGCTCCTGGATGACGCGCTTGATTGAGCGCTGCACCCGCTTGTACATGCTCTGGGCAGTACCCTCACCCAGCTCGTCGGCAATCTGCTGGTACGAGTACCCGCGCGACCGGAGCTTACACGCCTTCGCGTCCAGCTCCAGCGATTCGACGGTCTGAACCAGTTTGCCGTCCCCACCGTGCGGTGCCTTCGGGTTCATAGGCATCGGCGTTTCGCCTCCTTTTGACTGGAGGGGTGGCGGCTGGTCCGTCGCTGGTCTTGGCGGGCAAGTCGCGGAGGTCGTAAAACACGCCTTGCGGCGTCGTTGACTTGTTTACGCGTCCGTCGCTGGCCCACCGCTTAATGGTCCGGGTTGTCCGACCTGTCCAGGTCGAGGCGTCCCCAACCGTTACCCAGATCGGCTGTTGGCGTTCCGCCATGGTCACCACCCCGGATACGCCGATGGGGTCCACACCCGGCGTTTCCAGGTGGAACCCCATCTTGCGGTACTGAACTATCTAACCGGATTGTATATGACAGAACGCCCGGTGTCAAGCCGCCGTTAACGCCGCGTCCAGCTCCGGCGTCGCTTAACGACCTCGCCTCGAATCGCCTGGCCTCCGCCGCCGCCCGTAGCGCGCTTCAACGACGCGACCAGGTAGACCGCGACGATCGCGCCGACGACGAGAGCGATAACCATCGCGACGACCATAACCATCCCCATTGCTACCATCGGCATAGCCACAGGCAGTAGCACAACACCACACACCGTGACCGTAGCCAGCAGGCAGCAAACCGGAACGACCTGGTCGAGCAGCGCCGACGCCGGACGAGCCTGAACCATCCGCTGTCGCGGCTGCTCAGTAACATCAACGACGATTCCGCGCCGTCGCGCCTCGTACCAGCCCGGACACCGGGGGCAAACGCAGTCAACTCCGTGTCCGGTCACGGAGTTCACCGGACCAGCCTGTCGGGGCACGACCTCATTTGACTGCTGGCGCTGTTCCTCAGCCAACCAGTCGTAGACCTCGTCGCGGGTCGTTCGTCCGAATTCACCACCCAATCGAATCATCTCCTTCCTTGCCTCAACTCCATCTTACCATACAGCTTGCCTAACGCACAAGTGCTGCCCTGCAAGGGCTCCCGTGGCCTCTCTCGCGCCCTGGGAGCGCCCGGGGGTCCTAGACTACCGGCCGCCCGCTCCTGGGCGCTCCGTACCC